AAGCGCCTGCAGATGTGTGACCTGAGAGGTAAGACAGTACGTCTGCGTCCATAGCGTCAGCCATCTTATAGGCAGCACGATCAGCAGCCAAAGATGTGAAGTCTACGTTTGCAAACTGCTCTTCAATGTCATCCATTTTGAAAGCAAAGTAGTTAGCTTTGTCAATGGTGAGCGAGAAGTCAGAGTCATCAAGCTTCTCTACTGAGATACCTGTGTGACGCTGCAGAGGGTTGACTGTTACGTCTGGCTCTTTTTGAATGCGAACTGTGTCGCCTTGGTTTGCAATCTCACCAAAGTATGAGTTGTTAGTGATTGCGTTAGTTACAGCTGCACGGCGAAGTGCAATCTGTGCTTGTTTGGAGTAAATAATCGGGGAGAAGTTCCCGTCAAATCCACCACCAGCGGTTCCAATAGCCATAATAATTCTCCTTTATAGATATGGCGTGAAAGTTAGACACTACATATCCACAATAAAAGAGGCTCGTTGTGCTAGGGTAGTCAGCAATGCTATCAGGATGGCCGTCCTTCAAGCGCTGGGCCTATACTTAGAGGTAGTTCTTCGTGTGGCTAGTGCTTAGTTAAAAGCATGTACAAGCAGTTAATGCCTGACACTGTACATGCCTATAGTTTTATCTACGATAGAGATAATGTCAACTTATTTCTTTGATACATCGTAAATAAATTTACCAGAGCGCTGAGCATCAAAAATCTCTTCCATGCGCTTCTCGTATTCCTTGATAGACATCTTAGCTACCTGCGACTCAGTGATATACTTAGATGAATCATCTGTGTCAGGTGCTGAACGTCCTTTAGTCTTAACGGAGGATGCGGCAGCTTTATCAGAACTAGACGTTTTCTTAGTCTTAATACCTTGATCTGACTTGTAAAGATCAATAACTCGTGCAACAGACTTAGCGTCCTCACTATTCTCGTATAGTGCATCCTGTACTACTTTAGGTTGCTTTTCTGCCCAAGAGTGGAACGCATCATCTGAACGAATCTCTTGAAAGTCAGGGTGCATAGAAAGTAACTCTGCTTCTGCCTTCTCACGTTTAGCTGTTGTACGTAGAGATTCAATCTCTTTTAAACGATTGTCTAGATCGGATGAACGTTCATTAGCTTTCTTATCAGCAATAGCTTCTACAATACCTGCAATGTCTGGGTACTTCTTAGCCCAAGCCTCTACTTCGTCTTCTGACTTAGGTAGTACAAGCTCATTCTTTGTAGCGGCCTCTAGCTGAGACTTAAGAGTATCTAACTGTGCCTGAAACTCTTTCTCTTTCTCTTGAGTGTGTCGCCGTAGATCACCATAACGTTTCTTGAAGTTCTTTTCCTCAGCACTTAAATCTTCATCTTGTGCTTTGGCTTGTGGTTCTTCTTCTTGTTGGGTAACACTCTCTGTCTGAACTGAGGGTTCGCTAGGCTCTGTGCTATCGGGTTGCGCTTCAACAGCTTCTTCTTCTGTTTCATCTTGTGTTACGCCTGCTTGTTTAAGCAGTTCCCGTAGCTCAGCTTCGTCACGTTCTACACGGGACATGTTGCGTTTGTGAGACATTGAGTTTGTTTCAATTAAAGCTTCTGGCATTTTTCATTCCTTATGTTGGGGCCAGCATTATTGCTGGGTAGCCTTATAGTTTTATGGTAGTGGGTAGTTACTTCTTCTTTTTCTTCTGCATCAAGCCGCCTTTGTTTAACATTCCATATTTAGATTCTAATTCTTTTTCAGTACTCGTTGCAGCTTGGTAAGCATTCTCACTTTTTGCCTTTACTTTTTGTAGATTCTCAGAAGTATTAGATGCTTTTGCTGCAGCAGCAATTTGAGCAGCCTCTACTGTGCCACCAAAGTCTGTAGTTTTCCCATCGTTAGTACCGGAGGCGGTGATGGTTTCAGCACCAACTGACGCTTTAGGTTCAACAGTAGCTGTACCTTTAGGTGTAACAACAGGATCTTTGTCTTTCTTAGTACCAAAGGTTTCGGAGAACCAATTAGTTATACCTGCAAGGATACCACCTTCTCCTTCTGGATCAGGAATATCTACGCCTTTGTCTTTCATATTTTCTAAGATCTGTGTCTCAGCGTACTTTGTCGCACCAATACCTGCCAAACCTAACATTGGATTGATTAACGCCATACCTTCCATAAGAGTACGTGCTTTGAGGTTTTTACTGTATGCTTCTTTAAGCTCATCAGGCGTCATCTCACTGAATGGCTTATTACCTTCACCTGTAGTGGGTTTTACTGGACCACCATAGTCTTCATCTTTATCTACACCAGCTTGTGTAGTAACCTGTGGCGTCTGTACCTGTGTAGTACTCCAACCTGCTGCTAACTTTGCATCGTACTCTGTTTGCTGAGCAGGTAAAGAGAAAGATTGTGTTATAAGACCATCAGGACTATACAGCATTACAGTAGTTGCTGTAGGCTCTTGCGGAGTAGAGGGAGACAAGAAGCTAAAACCAGCGCCATACATTGAAGGGTCAAACGTAGGTTGTGTAATTTCAGGAGCAGTACCGTCTTCTAAACCACCGTCCTTGTAGCCTGTGTTACCCATAGCTACAGGAGAAGGTTGTTGATACATCTGTTGTTGTTGCATGTAAGGATCATTGCTCTGTGTAGGCTGAGGTACAAAGCCACCTACTGCCATACCCATCTCTTGTAGTACAGCCATCTCTTCAGGTGTTAGAGGGTTCTGTGCGCCTCTTGGATCTTCCATACCTACAGGCTCACCGCCAATGCGACCATTAGCTTCCATATCCATCAAGCCACGTTTAGCTTCAGCACGTAGGTCTTCAAAGAACTTAACACCAAAGAAGCGTGTTACATCAGCAGGTACAACATATTCACCTTCACTTAGTTGAGCAGGGATGTCATCACGTACTTCTGAGGCCATAGAGCCGGGAGGTATCTCGTTACCACTCACAGGATCAACGTTCATGCCGTCATCAGAGATACCACCCTCATCAAAGAGCATATCCATCTGCTTTTTACTATTATCCATTCACTTTATCCCTCAAGTACTTTAGTTGTCTAAGAGCCTTAATAGCGCCTTGGTGTCGGTATATCTCAGCGGTGTCTGAGAGATTCTCCATACTTCTATGCGTAGAAGAGATGCGCTCTTCAAGCTCTTCAATAAACGCATCCCATACTTCTTTGTCGTTGACTATTCGCTTAAGCGACATTACCGCTAAATCCTTGCTCACCTGGTGTTGGTGCTGTACCTACACCCATCTGACCACCGCCACTACCTGTGGTGTCCTGTACGCCCTGTGGGCCTTGTCCTTCTGGCGCTGGGCTACCCTGAGGCATAGGAGCACCATCTGGCCCTACAGCAGGCTGTGGTGGCTGCTGGAAGCCCTTTAAGATCTCAGCTTGGATAGCGGCATCCTGCATGGAGTTAGTAACCTTGTCTGGGTCAAGATCCATAGACTTAGCAATCTCACGAATGATGTAGTCCATCTTAGCAAAGGGAGCTAGTACTGGGTTCTGTGCAACCTGTAGGAATTGCATCAAGCGCTGTGACCTTACTTCGTTAGCCATTAAGCTTTCTGTACCAGAGGCACGAACCTCTAAGTCACCTCGAATAGATGCGTCAAAGTCAAACTGCATGTTAAAAGCAAAGAAAGCCTTACCCATAGGACGAATCAAATAGTCATCTACGTTCTTAACTACAGCACGAATACTACCGTTAGCAGCACTCATAAGCATAGAGATACCAGAAGCGGTACGCCCTACACCTGATACACCTGTTTGACCGTGTGCGAAGCTAGGGAATCCAGTACTCTCATCAGCTAGAACTCGTGCCTTATCAAAGAGTTGCATGTTCTCTTGTGCTACGTTGGGGAACTTAGTGCCGAAGATAGCTTGACCCGGAGCACCGCCCTGACGCCGAAACACCTTGCCTGGGTACACAGATAAGTCTTGGCCCGGAACAAGGTTAGTCTCATCTACTTCAATAATAAGATTACCAGATAGTGCAGCATTGTCAATAGCCATACGCATAAAGCCATTCATCAATGTTTGAGTATCATCCATGTTCTCAGCAATACCAATGCCAAAGAAGCTATAAGGGTTATGCTCATAAGGTACAGCATAGTAAGGAATACGTGCAGGCTTAAAGGGGTTTAGTACAAAGCGAAGTACTTCACCATTACATACCCAGATGTTACAATTAAGCTCATCAAGGTCTTTATATTCACGTGGAATCTTAACGCCATTCTCTTCTAGGATGTCTACATCAACAAAACCCCAGAACTCTAAGACTTCCCAGCGCTCTGAGTCAGGCTGTGTGTCATCATCCTCCATAGCCATTTCCCAGTGCTTCTGTATGTAGTCTGGGCCTTTAGCTATAGCAGTGTCTAGCGCATCCTTCATAAAGTAAGGACGGCTCTTTAGAGCACGAATCTGAGTGCGAGACATCTTGTGACGCTCAATGATGTACTCAGCTTCATCCATAGAAGCGGCTTCTGGGTCAGGGTAGAAGTTCCAGCATGACACGTGTTGTGTTTCAGGAACAGTCTTAACGATAGGGTCATACTCACCCTCTTCATTCCAGTTAGGATACTCCTTATCTACAGCGAATGGACCCTTCATTACACCTGTACCAAGTAGAGCCATCTCAAACGCCATAGAGCGCAAGTGAATCGAAGCGCCAGACTCTTCTAGCTGATCGTGGATCTTCTTTTCCATCTTCTTAGCTGCAATAAGAGCAGGGTGGAATGTAATTGTAGTAGGAGTAGTGCCATCACCCTCAACAAGCTTATCGCTTACAGTTGAAAGCTTATCTTGTAGTGGTCCAACACGCCGTGCTAGGTCTGCAAGTGTCTCACCGGGTTCAAGCTTTGTGTCTGGACCAATCAAGTAAGGCTTAGGTGCTGGTTGTTCTGTAACAGACTTTAAGGCATCTCCTGCAGCCACTGCATTAGGGTCAGCATTAATGTGTACAGACTCTGCTACACCATCTGGAAGAATGGAGGGATCTACACTCATAGGGAACTTGTTGTTACCAAACAGTACATCTGTAATAGAGCCGTATGCAGCAAGTGTCTTAGTCTTAGTTACCTTAACAAATACACGAGACTTCTCTGTGTCTGTGAACTGTACATCAGAACTGTAAAGACCACGATAGTTGCGATAAGCACGTAACCAGCGTTGCTCGTCTGAATAACGAGAGTCTTCTGAACGTGAATAACGCTGTTTAACAAAGCTCACAACACTAGAAGCCTCTGTGAAAATACTGTCTTTAGTATCTTCTGCAGCGGTTACTTCGTCAGTCTCAAACGAAAGATCATTGATTTCTGCCATGTTTTGTTTCCTTAATAGCCGAAGCTGGGATCAGATGCCTGAAAGCCTGTGCGTTGTGTTGCTGGGTTGTAGTCCCATATACTACTACGTGGACGTGTCATGATACCATATCGCAGTGCATCGTAGAGGTGATCTTCTGCATGAGTGTCTACGTCTTCTGGGTTTCTCTTATCCAATGGGATGCTAGGTATCTGTGCAATAGTGTTTGTACAGTTGTTCATAAAAACAAGGCGAGGCTTATCAGTAAACTCATCTACCTGTAGACGCCTATGTATTTCGTTTTTACCTGCGACACGTGAGCCTCTTGACCTGTCAGACGGACGCCAACGACACCCTTTATGATTCATCTGCTCTGCCAAGCTAGGCCCAGTGTCGCCACGGTTGTGCCATAAAGAACTATCCAGCACCCCGTATCTCATTGTACCATCTTTTGCTTCTGCTTCAAGTATTAAATCTGCTAAGTCAGAAGCAGTGACTTTAGAGACATACATCTCACGGTACACAATTAGCTGTTCGTCAGGTGCTACAGCAAACCACAAAACACCAGTGTAACTACCATAACCGTAATCGCAAGCCCTAAACTTTGCCCAAGAGTCAGGGATCTCGAATGAGTCCACGACATGTATCTTTCTGTCAAACTCTGGAAATGCAGCACCCTCGTTAACATCCCAGTTACCTTCAAGTAGCTGCTTACGCTGATGCTCTGGAAGTGAGAGAAGCATCGCTTCATAGTCGCCAGACTCAGCCAAGTACGGATTATCGAATAGAGAGGCCGGTATAAAACGTCTTTTAAATAAAGGCTGACCTGCTTTACTGTGTCCTTGAGGGTACGTAATCGTTTCACCTGACTCAAGATGCGTTGCCCAGAAAGGCTCATTAGATCTCGCAGGATCAATAAACATCTTTTTAACCCAAGCATGACCGCTTCCTCCAGGGTTTGTTGTAGCCCTCATGTATAGGCCAAGTTTGTTAGAGTGTGCAGATCTCAAGCGAGATCTCATATAATCCCAAGCGTAAGGGCTAGACCATTGCGTAAGCTCATCGAATCCAATCCAGTTAAAAGCCTGACCTTGATACCGTGTGACATCCGTGTCTTTATCAAGATAAGACATCCAAAGTCTGCCACCCTGAGGAGAAGTCCATTGCGATTTTCGTTCCGACCACTTAATACCAGGTATTGCACGGGGATATAACTCCTGACTCTTTTGTATGAGTTCTCTTAGTTCTTCCGTAGTATGTCGGACTAGCAACCCTGAAAAGTTAGGGTCATTCAGTCCATGTAGAGGGTCAGCCAACATGGCGTAGCTTTTTCCACCGCCAGCACTGCCACCATAAAGTACCTCACGCTCTGATGCACTAAGGAAGTTAGACTGTGGACCAGGGTTGGGCTTAAATACAACTTCTTGAGCTAGATCTACGTCATAATCAGGAGCTTTAACAGTAGCAGGTACTGTGTCAATAGCCTCAGTCTTCTGAGATGCTGTAGCTACCGACTCTACCTTCTTCAAGCTTCTTGATTTGCGAGAGCGTTTCTTCGAGCCGCTTGGCAAGCTTGCGTTTAATTGCAGCTGATTTCTTACGTTTTTGCTCAATTTTAATTCTCTTGTGTAGGCCCATATGAGATATGTAGCGTCCAGTAGTCTTACTCAACCACAAAGCTACTTCACGGTAAGAGTACTGCTTTAAGTGACGCTTTGCAAGCTCTAATGCTTCTAACTCCTCTATTACTGGCTGTAAAAGATTATCATCATCAGGATGTACCTTATAACCGAATGGCACTTGTCGTGCAGATACACGAGCAATTACGTGCCACTCTTTCTCTTTACCCTTTAAGGGTCTTGGTAATTCCCAGAACCCTAAGTCTCTATCGTAGTCGTACTGGGACACTGTTACTCATTATTGCCTTCTTTAGGAGGTAGATAAAAAATACCACCCCCATTAGAAGTGACATCAACTTTGTCTACCTTACCAAGTCCTGCACGGTCTAGCAAGTCCTTAGCTGCAGCCATCTTCTCTTTAATACCTAATTCTGTAGGATCAGAAAGAGCTCCTACAAGAGCCATAACAGCCTTAGGGGCTGAGCGAGAGAAGTGGGTACGTGTTGCTGACGCAATCTCTTCCTTTAGAGATTCTACAATAAGACGTGTAGGAGTCTTGTCACTATACCCAGCTAACTGCTTGGCACGTACAACATCACCTCCTGCCTCATCAAATAAGACTTCTAGGAACTTCTGTTGATTCTCTGTTAAGTTACGTGCCATTACACTACTTTCTCATGTTTCACTGTCTGTTCCGTAGAACCGTTGCTTGATCTCACCACGGGTAATACCAATATCTTTAAGCTGCTTGTCACTCATGTTATTAAGTAACCAATAGTCTGCTCTCATTTGTTGAGCTTTTGCAAGTGAAGTACCTATAGAGGTAAAGAACTTAGTCACTGCTTTAAAGGTACGTTTGATTGAGTTAGTTACTGCGATTCTAACTTGACTTGGGTAGTCGTATGTTAAGTACATTATGTAGTCTCCACTGTATGTTATGCCGTTCTTGGCATGTACAGTTATACTACAAAACAATCAGGTTTAGAACTGCTATATTGGAATACCCGCTATGTGCTATCCAACAGGTACAAACGTCTCAGTTACAGTAAGGATAGTATCAATATGCCCAGCGGAAACGGGAACGTTTTGTATCTTGTCACCTGGCTGTAGTACTAGATCAATGTTTGTGAAGGAAACGTAATCGTTTGCACCTAGACTCTTACCTGAAAGAAAGTGAGACGTGTAGTCATCAGCTGCTACATACCATTCTACATCTACAGAGTTTGTACTACCACCACCATTAACTACGTGTATGAACGTAACCTCAGCTACACAGTTAGCAGGACATGTATATACAACCTCTGTAGCAGTGCCACTGTTGTGACCCCATACAGAACGCATACGCGATGGCTTGCCCTGATTAACTAAACTCATTACTCGTCAACCCACGCTTCATTCTCTGGTGTGCTAGGATCATCTGCTATGTAGTGACCCTTAGATGTACGAGCACGTTTCTTACCTGCTGGAGGTGTAGCTTTCTTAGCCTTCTT